CTTTTTGTTAATTCAGCTGCTATACAGAGCCAACGTAACCAACAATAGCGCAATTTGTTATAAAAGAAGGTAACATGACCTTTTCCCAAACAGTAATTTTCTGGCAACTCTTTCAATTCTCTGTTGCTGTTTTTAACAGAAGCAGCTTGAGCTAAGGTAAATACACGAGGCAACTCCCTATATTCTGCTAGTAGGTGTAGAGTTGTTAATTCCTCTGGAGGTATACAATTGATTCTAGTCATAAGAATGACAATCCCCGCTATCAAAGTCTCGTTGCAATTTGCATTTACGGCACGTTTCTCGATAGTGAAAAACACTAAGTACTTCAACATCAAAAACATGTTCACATTCTGAAAATTTATAGCACACTGGAGGTTCTGTTTTTACTTTAGTGGTTTCAACAATACATACACCTTGTCCTTGGCCGTTGTGTATAACATGACAGCTAAGGTAACCAGGAAGGAGTTGTGTGTATTCCATGCGCTTTGCCCAAGGACTAGAAATAATCCAATGAACAACTTCTTCAGAAGAACAGATAACAGCAGAGTTAGGGAGTTTATTACCAAGTACCAACATCATCGTGGTTGCCCTCTTCTAGGTAAATATTTATTTTAGCACAGTCAAAAACAACTCGCTCAAGATTGTGAAGCAAGGCTTTCCTTAAGCTTGCAATTTCTTCATCTTGCCACAATATTTTTGATTTTTTGTGAATTACTTGCTGTACAAAATCTAGTAGTCAATCCTAAAATTGTATCACTGCTCTGGTGAAAACCATTATCAAATCTACAAGTATTTTCAGGTATTTTTAATGACATTAACCAAGCTTTAAACTCAAGATCGTTCATCATTTCTTTTCTCCCTCAATTTCTTTATTGACTATAACAACAAATCAACAGAACGCAAGTTTATAATTCAGTTATTGGCCAAGTTTCTTTTCCATAGCTTTTGTCCCAATGTTTTCGGCACTCCTCTAAACTAGGTAATATGTAATGGTACATTCGTTTTGTTTCAACATAACTAAAACCATCCGGAGCAACTCTATTTACTTTACCCATCATCTGTCTTTGTTGAATGTTTGGGACAAGTTTACCTAAGAACCTACCTAGGCTCGTTGCTGTACCTCTACGAGTGACGTTAAAGCGTTTTGCATTGTCAATAAAATCATCCACTAGTGCTTCTTTAGGTATCACCTCTTGCCACTCTGTGTCATTTTGTAGGACTGTTCCATTATATAATTTTTGATACCACCACTCTTCTTCAACATGTAAACTCAAAAGTTTTTGCTCACGTAGTGCATCTGTTTGTGGAACTGTGTGAACATTGAACTCTGAAAGGTCGTAACTCATCAAGAAATGCAGCAGCGCCGCATATCCTCCATCTTCAAGTTTCTTTGCCAAGTTGCTAAAGTAAGTTGTATCTTGTTTATTTTCGTTACCTACATCCAGAACCAAAAAGCGCCTTTCATCTCCACCAGCAGGAATCACATGCATGTCGTTACTTGCCATAATCAAGTGGACATAGTTTGGAGCAGTTTCAATGTCCACTCCTTTAGCTTCAATTGGAATTGTTTCTTCTGTAATTAGTGTTTTCAATACGCTTGCATGTTTGCGGTCACCTGCGTAAAAAGCTTCATCTGCAAAAAGCAAAACTACATCACGTAGATGTGAATTAAAATTACCTACCAAATGTCCAGAGTTGCTTACTTGCATAAAGTGTCGTCCAAAAAGAGCTCCAAATTGTTTTGCAAAGAAACTTTTACCAGTCCCTCGCCCACCCCGTAACACAAGTGCGACTTGCCCTGTAGTGTCTGGGCTTTGGACGCAGCGTGCCATCCAACCAATAACATAATCATAAAGGTCATCTCTGTTGCTGCAAACATTCCTACGTATATGGTCTAAGAAAGGTTCACAGTCTCCAGGAGTTGTGGGTACACTAAAACCTCTCCATAAATTATAGGTATTAGGATCACTTTCTCCAGGATAAAAACCAAGGAAATCATATTGTCGACGTTTCTCATTAATCAACCACCACTTGCCCACAGGCATAAACTTTGCTTGACCTTCTTGGGTTTCACCAACTTGAATTAACTTGTTCAAATACCTGTTACGGAAATCTTCAAAAGACTGTTTTGTTAGGCGGCTACGTTTTAGCCCTGCATCATAAGTCTCTTCAACAATGCGGCATTTTCCACCCATACTACCAATGACTGCAAATTGTTCATTGAGTTTAACAAGCCATGGATCAATTGCATGTTCTTTTGCTCGTTCAATTTGTCGTATTGCATATTTTTCAACATTACCTTTTTGTTCAAGTATACTCGCTGCAATTCCAAACTCTGGGTCTGTCATAATACTAAAAATAACGTCATCAGGAACTTCAAAACGTATTAAATTACAGACACAATCAAAAACCCATGCACTCCTACTATTGTCTCCATTTTTAGGGTTTTCTGGGTCTCTACCCTGAACAATAACAACTTTGAGGCGGTCAGGAACATCCCATTGATCTAAGTCATCAACATTTACTAGGCGTTCAATGTTACCGCTAATTTGAATTGGTACATGGTTGATACCTCCACTAAAACTTTCTGCTCCTGTCTGTACTGTTTGGGCTTGGTTAAACTCACTCAAGTCATATTCACGGCTTGCATCAAACTCAACGAGATACGCCTCAGTTTCAACGCGACCTTTTTTGCGTTTACGCGCATCTGGAATATTCATCGTTCCTGGAAGACGCATAATACGGTCAATGTTGTGGCAGTTGTCAGCAGCATACAAATGCTCAAGCTGCTGATTGTAGCGCTTTGCATCCTCAGCAAGCCCAATGTCACCATCAACCTTAATTGACTCTTTCAGCTTCCAAAAACCCTGATAGCCACCACCTGAGAAAATGATGCAAGTTGGAGCGGGTACACCTTTTGGGCGATTCTTCATGAGTAAGTCAAGTGTACGGTCACGCTCTTGATTAAGGTCATAACCCTCTCTTGGATCAATGTCTACATGTAGGTAGTCAACACTTTTGATGTCTTTGCGATCAGCCTTTTTTGTTAAAGGGTAGAGGGTAGAATTGACATGAAAATATAAATTACGTTCTCCATTATATTTTGCTACCCATTTTTCAAGTTGGTTAATTGAACTGTTATCAAATGTTTTTGTCTCTATACCTTTTCTATCAGGGTGGATTGAAGTAAGTATCCATGGTCCTTTTTCGTTGTATAACTTTAGAAACTCTGTTGTTTTATTTGTCATTTCTTCCCCAATATTCCACTAATCTATTTGCTTTTACTTGTCCTTTTTCCATCATTCTTACCCAAGTTTCAGAACAACCAATTGCAAGTGCAAGTTCACTTTGCAGCATTCCAACTCTTCTACGAAGTATTTGTGAGAGTTCACCTCCAGTTAAATCTCTGACTTTGTAAGTATGTATGTGGTCACTACGCTCATCTCTTTCCCAATGTGTGTACTTGTCTAAAGCTACTTTGTAAACTACAGACATTTGTTTCTGAGTTAAGTTGAGTCGTTTACGCTGAACCCACAGCTCTTCGCCTTTTGTTAGTTCAATGCCCATTTTATTAGGACCTCCTTTGTCATTGTGTTTGTGTAAGTGTGACACTGTTCAAACATTTCTGTCTTAGTTAATTTCCCAACACCTATCAACTGAGGGTATTTGAACATAAACCATTCTCTTTTACATTGCACAAGTAAAGCAACTCTGCCTCCTTTTGTGTGTCTGCGCTTCATCCATACTTTTTGTTGTGGAGTGTAATGGCTAAATTTAACTGCTGTGTCTTCACCTTTTGGCCAATCGCGCAACCACTTTAATTCAAACCACCCCTCAATAAAATTTACATCGGGTGTTCCTGGGTAAGCAGGGTTTTCAACAGCTATTGCGTCCAACTCCTGAAGGTACTTTGTAACCTTTCCTCTCATATCACGTTCAGACAAAACTAAGCTCAATTCCAGCTTCTGTTAGCATTTCAGAACTAAAGTCAAACTCGTTTTTCCACTTATCACTAATTTCAATTGGAGCATAAATTTTCACTTTAGTTATACCAGCTTGGATAATTAGTTTGCTGCATTCACAACAGGGAGGCAGAGGGGAAACATACAAAGTTGCATCCTGCACATTACCTGTTGAATTCAAAATTCCATTTGCTTCAGCATGAACTACCATACGGTACTTTGTGGGCTTGTCCTCATATCGCTCTTTTAAGTCAGAAATTCCTCTTGGAAACCCATTATACCCCACGCCCAAAATGCGGTTGTTGTTGTCAACAATTACTGCTCCAACTTTTGTAGAAGGGTCTTTTGACCAACTTGCTACAAGAAGACATAATTGTGAAAATCGTTCATCCCATTTACTTGTCATTTTGATACATCCTCTATTTCTCCCCAACTTGGTCCAATTTCGATATCAACTTTAAAAGGTACAAGAGTGTTTGGAACACAGTTGCTCATAATTTCTGCTATTTGTTTTGCTTCTTGGACGCTTGCTACACTACTGTTAATTTCATCATGTACTTGTAACTGCATAAACGTGTCTGGCATTTCTCTGTCAATTGCAACCATGGCTGCTTTTGTTTGATCAGCACTGCTACCTTGTATAAGTCTGTTTAGAGATTTATGTGTGAAATCATAATTACCGTCTTCACGAACAGGAAAATGCAAGTTACGACCACCTACCGTCCTGATAAAACCTTTTTTATCAACTCTACGTTTTGCTTGGCTGGCAAGTAAACGTACATAAGGAACTTTTTGGTCAAAACCATCCAGTACTTTTTGACCTTCTCCTCCTGCTGCTTCATAAAGAAAACCCTGTACCCCTCTTGATTGTTTATAGGCAAGTGCTTCACCTCTGTTCTCAAAGTATTGTACACCTCCACTCTGTTTACACAAAGCCCA